GTTGGCAGCGATGCCGCGCGAGCTACTGCGGTAGTCATAGGCGATGTTTTTGGTGCGAACTACTCGATCTCTGGTGGCAGCTATGGCCTATCCTTTGCAAAGGCGGTTGCTACAGATGGGGATACTACTCCAACTTTTTATGCTAACGCTTTGCAAATAACTGCGTTTGGGACAACTGACACAACACCAGACGTACATATCAACAACACGCTTTCAAAAGGGGCAGGCTCTTTCCGCATTGAACACCCATTGCCTTCTAAGTCTGAAACGCATGATCTGGTTCATTCGTTTATTGAGGGACCAAAGGCTGATTTGATTTATCGGGGTAAAGTTGACCTTGTAAACGGCACGGCATCCGTGAGCATTGATACTGAGGCAACAATGACAGACGGAACATTTGAGGTTTTATGTCGTGACGTTCAATGCTTCACATCAAACGAAACGGGTTGGACTGCGGTAAAAGGGTCTGTAACTGGAAACGTGCTGACCATTGTAGCTCAAGAAAATACTTGCACAGATACAATTTCGTGGATGGTTGTAGGTGAACGCAAAGACCCGAAAATGCGCTCGTCAAGCCTAACTGATGATGATGGCAATATGATCGTTGAGCCGTTGAAACGAGTTGAATCAGTTATAGACTATGAAAACGCTTAACCGTAACCAGTCAGAAAAGGATAAAGACATGACTGATACACCTACTACAGAAGAGATTGCACAGCACTACACAGCTATGGGTCACTCTGTTGACCTGCTGAACGCTGGCAAGCCAGAGGACATGGAAGATGCTGATTGGGCTGACACTGTGTCACGCAACGTAGAGCATCTGACACTCATGGTCGCTAAAGACTTCTGGACTACAGAAGACATGACCGCTGCTAACGCTGCAATCGCAGCTAACGAATAGAGGAAAAGACAATGGCTACATTCACATGGCGAGTTGCCAACATGGAACGTAACACAGCAGATGATGGTGTTGTCGTTGTTCACTGGCGCTGCGAAGGTGTAGACGGGGATCACACTGCATCCTCCTACGGGACAACCTCACACACACCTGACCCATCTGCCGCTGGCTTTGTTGCCTACGCAGACTTGACTGAAGAAACAGTCTTGGGCTGGGTACACGGATCGGTGGACAAAGATGCCACTGAGGCTGCTATCGCTGCAAAGATTGATGCGATGGCAAACCCAACTACTGCCTCGGGAACACCTTGGGCTGCTTAACTTAAACTTAAACCAAAAGGAGACCGTTATGAGCAAAAACGAAAAGAACCTCATCACTGTCAACGACATCGAATACAACATCGAAGACTTCACTGACGCACAGAAGGCTATGCTTAACCATGTGCAAGACCTAGATCGAAAGCTGGGCAATGCTCAGTTTAACTTGGATCAGCTTTCAGTGGGTCGTGAGGCATTTGTTAAGATGCTGGCAGGTTCGCTTGAAGCACCAGCGGAAGAGACCCCAGAAGAAGAGTAATAAAGGTAGGTTCTAATGTCCCGTGATCTAAGTAACATTACAATAGAGAGTATCTCTGAGGATGTCGTATATCCATTCTTTGCGACAGAACTAAGATTTGACGATAACATCATTCGTATGTGGACAGGTCAGGGGACATTAGTTCTCGAAGATGGAACTGAATGGATTGGCCTTGGTCAACTCTTAAGTATATCCTCCATCGAAGAGACCTCAGAAATGGCTGTTAAGGGTGCTACAATTACCCTTAGCGGTATTCCCTCGGAGCTACTGTCTTTAGCTTTAGGCACTCCTTACCAAGGTCGTGTCGCTAAGATTTACTTTGGTACATTCCTAAGAGATAGCCTGCTCCAAGAGACAGGTAACTACATTCTCCTAGAGGGTGGCGGTAGAATTAACCTTGAGAGTATGTCAAAGGGCTTTAACGAGCTATTCTCGGGTTACATGGATCAGATGAACATAGAAGAGTCTGGGGAAACCTCAAGTATCGAACTTGCTGTTGAGAACAAGCTCATCGACTTGGAGAGAGCTAGAGTAGCTAGGTTTACCTCTGGTTATCAGAAGTCAATCTACCCTGATGACGATGGGTTAAACTTTATTGAAGACCTACAAGACAAAAAGATACCTTGGGGTAGAAAGACTGCGTAATGGTAACATATCAACAAGAGTTTCTAAGCCAAGTGCAATCCGACATAGAACCTTTGATAGAACTCCACTGGGAAGAGATAGCACTAAACCAAGATAAGATTAAGTTAAACCCTGACTGGGACGCATACTCTGACCTAGAAACACAGGGTAAACTTAATATATTTACAGCTAGAGAAGATGATAACCTTGTCGGGTACTTTGTCGTTATCTTAGGCACTAACATCCACTACAAAGATCATGTGTTTGCTAGTAACGACATCATTTACCTACACAAGGATTACCGCAAGGGTTTCGCTGGTATCCGCTTAATCAAGTTTGCTGAGAAGTGCCTTAAAGAAGATGGCGTATCTGTACTCCTGATTAACACAAAGACACATAAGCCTTTCGATAAGGTTCTGGAACGGCTGGAGTTCAAGCCTATTGAACGTGTATATTCTAAGTTTATAGGGGACTGACATGGCTATAACTGCCTTAGCAACTCTTGCTAGTGGTGTTACCTATACCGCAGCCGCTGGTTTTGCATTTTCCATGACTATCGGTACTTTCTTGACTAACCTTGCCCTTGGTGCTGCACTTAAGGCACTTAGTCCCAAGCCCTCTATAGCTGGAGCTAACCGTGGTTATCAAACTACAGCTATTGGCACAGCACTAGACCATCAGATTATCTATGGTAAGATGCGTGTTGGTGGCGCTCGTATATACGATGAAGCTACAGGTGATACTAACGAATATCTCCACAGGATCATTGCTGTCGCTGGGCATGAGATTACATCTTTCGATAGAATCTATATCAATGATTCCTATGTTGACTTTGGTGATATTGACGTAGATGGGAATGTATCCACAGTAACAGATGCAGATGGAAGTTCTTCTGATCGTTATGATGGACACCTTCGTATTAATTTCCACTTGGGGTCTCCAGATCAAACTGCTGATACAGACCTTGTAAGTGAGTCTGCACACTGGACTAACACTTGTAGGCTCCGTGGTATTGCATATATGTACATACGGATGAAGTATAATGCAGACGTTTATCCAGATGGTATCCCAGAGTTTACAGCCGTAGTCAAAGGTAAGAAGGTCTATGACCCTCGTACATCAACGACAGCATATTCAGATAACCCAGCTTTGTGTTTGAGAGACTACCTAACAGCCTCCTACGGTGTAGCTGAAGACACAGCTAACATTGATGATGCTTTGGTAACTACTGCTGCTAACGTGTGTGACCAGACTAACACAATCGCTGGTACAACACGTTATACTTGTAATGGCTCGTTCACTACATCAGTTACCCCATACGACATGATTAATAACATGCTTACCTCTATGGATGGTAGCTTGTGGTATGCTCAGGGTAGCTGGAGAATGAAGCCAGCCTACTGGACTGCACCCGTACTTGATCTTAACGAAGATGACCTTCGTTCTAACATAAGTGTATCTACACGTCACTCTCGTAGAAACAACTTTAATACAGTCAAGGGTACATTCCGTGGTGAAGAGAGTAACTGGCAGACCACAGATTACCCACAGGTAAATAGTCCTGCGGCTATTACTGCGGATAATGAACAAGTATCTACTGCTGACGTTGACTTACCATTCACAGATAACTCTATTGAAGCTAGACGTATCGCTAGAATTTCTCTGGATCGAAACCGACAACAGCTTGTTGTTAGTGCTTCCTTTGGACTAAAGACGCTACAGGTTCAAGTTGGTGATAACATCCGCTTGACTAACTCTCGTTTTGGTTGGACTAACAAAGAGTTTGAGGTTGTATCTTGGAACTTTGGGCTTACTGATGGACTTGACCTACAGACACAGATGACCCTACGGGAAACTGCTGAATCTGTGTACGATGAAGTTGACGATGGTGAAGCCTATGAGCGTGATAACACTACCCTACCTGACCCCTTTAGTGGATTAACTGTAACTAATTTGGTCGTTTCCGGTGGTGGTCGTACCCAAGGTGACGGTACGTTTATTAACTCTGCTATACTGTCGTGGACTGCTGCAACAAGCTCTTTTGTATCACACTATGATATTGAGTGGAAGGCTTTGTCAGACAGTAGCTACTCAAGCACAACTACCCCAAATACAACTATAGAGTTATCTCCTTTAGTTGATAACATAGAGTACATCTTTAGGGTTAGGGCAGTAAGTATTAACGGTGTTAAGGGAGCATTTGTCACAGCCCAGTTTACAGGCGGTGGTGATGTAACGGCACCGGGTCTACCTACAGCTATTACTGCTGATGGTGGCTTCAGGTATATCACTGTTAGCTGGACTAATCCTGCTGACGCTGATCTGAACTTTGTCGAGATTTGGGAGAATACCTCTAATTCAACTGTTGGTGCCACTAAGGTTGGTGTGTCGGGCGGAGACGAGTTTATTCGTTCAAACTTGGGCATACAGGAAACCAGATACTACTTTTTGAAGTCGGTGGATTACAGTGGTAACACTTCTGCATTTACTACTGGTGTATCAGCGACAACCACCTTTATTGATGACGATGACTTCTCTAATGGTGTCTATAGTTTGTTCACCGACCAAGGTTTATACGCCATTGAGGATGTTACATCTCTACCTGCATCTGGTGACTTTGAGGGTCAGAAGGTGTTCAACCGTACTGACGGTAAGTTGTATCAATGGACAGGTTCCGCTTGGGAGCAAGTTGTCGGTGGTGCTGAGGACTTTAGTGACTTAACCGGGGCTATTGCTGGCGCTCAAATACCAGATGGTCTGATTGACACACTCAAGCTGGCTAATGATGCAGTAACAAATGCTAAGATTGCGACAAATGCAGTTACTTCTGATGTTATTGCTTCGGGGGCTATAACAGAGACTAAAATATCTAGCGGTGCAATCACTACGCCTAAGATTGCCGCTGGTGCTGTGACAGCTTCTGAAATTGCCGCAGGGAGTATCACCTCAAGTCAAATCGCAGCGGATACGATTGCAGCGGGTAATATTGCCACTGGAGCTATCACAGCGGATGAGATTGCATCCAACGCTATAACCTCTGCGAAGATTACTGCTGGTGCTATCCTTGGTGATAAGATTGCTGCTAATGCAATTACAGGGGCCAAGATTGCAGCGGGTGAAATCACGGGTGACAAGATCACTGCTAACACGATCACAGGTGGTCTGATTGCTGCATCAGGTATCATTACAAACTCAGCGCAAATTAACGATGCTGTCGTTACTAACGCTAAAATCGCAAACGCTGCGATTACATCTGCAAAAATACAGGACTTGGCAGTAACCAACGCAAAGATTGGCGATTTAAACGCGGATAAGATTACTGCTGGTACAATAGCCGCAGCACGTTTCATAGGTTCAGGTATTGCCCACATTGGGGCAACTGCTGTGGATATATCCGCTGAGTTGGGTACAACTAACCTCAGTGTGTCTGTAAGTGGGTTACAGGCTGGGACACAACTCATTGGCATTGCTGGTGTCTCTGGCTACAAAACGTCAGCAAACACCAAGAGGTCGTTCACCACTACAGCATCTTTGTCAGGTGCGGGAGCTAGTGGATCAGTTTCAACAATAAATGGCGTAGAAGATAACAATGGTGTTGCGATAGGTGGTTGGCTTGGTGCAGTTGTGTCTGGAGTTACAACAACTACTGGGACTGCTACATTATCCGTGACTATATCCCGTATTTCGGCAAGTGGTGCTGGTGGGAATACTGCCTTTAAAGGCTCATTGGTTATTTTGGGGGTACAGGGTTAATGGCTGACTACATTATTTATACCGATGAAGTCGTTAACATGAGAGTAAGCTGCATTGAAGCTGATGCACAAACTATGGCAACAGCTAATAACGCTTCTTATGCGGTAGACACCTTCGATGGCTACGAGCTAAATCAGCTTGAGGTCGTCGGTGGAATATTACAAGTAAAATCACAGAGTACGCAAGACGCAGAGGCCGCAGACAAGTTAATGGATGATCTCCGTGGAAGTCGTGATGTCTTGCTTGAGAATAGCGATTGGACACAGTTCAACGACAGCCCACTAACAGATGCCAAAAAGCAAGAGTGGGCTACCTACCGTCAAGCACTTCGTGATTTACCCCAGAATACAGAAGACCCTTCGGCCCCACTGTGGCCCACTAAACCAGAATAAGGAATAGCTAATGCCCTACAAACTAGGTACACGCAGTCTACAGAACCTGTCAGGCGTTAACCCTGATATGGTCGCTGTAGTTAAGAGAGCAATCGAGATCACTGAGGTTGACTTTACAGTCATCGAAGGTATCCGTCACATCAACCGTCAACGAGAGTTACTCAAGGCTGGTAAGTCAACTACCTTGAACTCACGACATATCACAGGTCATGCCGTAGACATGGTTCCTTATCCTGTCGATTGGGAAGACCTAGATCGTTTTGAGCTTATGGCTGAAGCTATGAAAGAAGCAGCAGAAGAACTCGACATTCCTATCGTATGGGGTGGTGACTGGAAGAGTTTCTACGATGCACCTCACTTTGAACTTGACCGAAAGACGTACCCATGAGCAAAGAGATGATTAACAATAATTTATCAATAGGGTTAATCTTAGGTCTCATCACTCAAGGTGCAGCTATAGTATGGACTGTATCAATGATGATGTCGGACATCGAAAGTAACCGTGACGACATCTTAGAAACACAATCTAGGATCACAAGGCTTGAGTCTGCTGTTAATACTCAGGCTGTGTCGATGGCTAGGATTGATGAAAACATTAAAGCTATTCGTGGTGCAGTAGAGGCTATGGCTAATAGGGGACGGTAGTGCTATGCGTACTGGCCTTTGTTTCCTTCGGACATGCTTGGACTGAAGGAGGAAACCAGTTGTTCCAATACTGTTACTACGATTGCGGTCTCCCGAAGAATGGGCTTTGGTACGACAGGGTTTACAGGGTAAGCCATAACTATGTGTGTCCTATAGAGGTTAAGTTCAAATGATTGATCCCTTTACAGCATTTGCTGCCGCTCAGACAGCCGTATCAGCCATTAAACGTGGGATACAGCTAGGTAAGGACATCGGTGGTATCTCTAGTGATCTAGCTAAGTTCGCTGGGGCTATCTCTGACATTAACTTTGCACATAAGAGGGCTGAGGATCAACCTTGGTATGCTATCTTACTAGGAAGCTCAGGCCCAAGTGCAATGGACATCTTCGCTAAGAAGAAACAAGCGGAGGCTCTTCGTGCTGAAATTAAGCAGTATATTCAGTTTGCCTATGGTCAGTCGGCTTGGGACGAACTTCTTAAGATTGAAGCTCAAGTTCGTAAGGATCGTCAGGCAACTCTGTATCGTAAAGCGGAGATCAAGCAGACTATTCTGGAGTGGACTTTGGGCATACTGGTGGTGGTATCAGGAGTTGGTATCCTCGGCGTGGTCATTTATTTCCTCGGTAAGAAACAAGGGAAGTGGTGATGGACAGTAAAGCTATGATGGGCGTGTTGTTTGCTGCTCTTCTGGCCTTACTGGGTTGGAACATCTCAACGACACATGAATTAACACTACAAGTTCAGAAACTAGAGATCATACTATTAAGTGATGCTTTCTCTAACTAGAGGCTAACTATGACGATACTTGATGATTGGAAAGTTCTACCAAGGCTTATGATGCTGGTAACAACTGTTATGTACATACGCTGCCTCGAATGGGCAATGTCTCAGCCTGACCTGTCTGTCTCGCAAGCTGGATTGATTTCAGTCGTAACAGGGGCTTTCACGGGAGCCTTCGGCATTTGGATGGGCAAAGAGTCCAAGACTACAGTTACACCCACTAAGGTTGTACATGAGGAGAAGTATAGCAAATGATAGGTCAAATCATAAGTTCCATCGGTGGATTAGCTGCTAGTATCATCGACAGTAAGACACAGCTTAAACTTACAGAAGCTGAGATAAAGAAGAAGCAGTTAACTGGTGAGATCGACTGGGACATAGAAGCTATCCGTGCGACACAAAACTCATGGAAAGACGAGTGGATAACACTCCTGTTCTCTATTCCCCTGATACTAGCCTTCTGTGGTGACTGGGGTAATGCGATAGTACAAGCTGGGTTTGCTGCACTTGAGGGTATGCCAAAGTGGTATCAATATTCCCTCGGAGGTATCGTGAGTGCCAGCATAGGAATGAGGTCGGTATCGAAGTTCTTCGGTAAGTAAACCTAAATACAAGACACAAAAAAGCCGTAGGTATCCACTCAAGGACGCCTACGGCTTTTCTGATTCTAGTCTAGGTCTCCCATAACAGCAGCTAGACCTTGGTATAACGTCTCTACGTCAATCTTTATCTTTCCTATAGTGTAAGTCACCCACAGTAGAACTAGGCTGTTTAACAGCATCAACCCCTCAAATAACGTCATTAGATACCCTCCTCCATGAACGTCTTAACCCACATTGCTGTGATACCTGATCGTACAATATCCTCAACACCAAACTCAATAACTGGCACAGGTAACATATGCTTCTTCGCTAAGTGGATCACCTTTGATAGACCGTCAGCTTCCTTTAGGTCACTCTGCATAACGTCACCATTGAGAACGATTGTCGTACCCTCTCCCACACGGGTTAGAACCATCTTAAGTTCATGTAGTGTGATATTCTGTGTTTCATCGACAATTATGAAGGCATTATCGAAGCTACGCCCACGCATGAGTGCAAGAGGTGCCATCTCAATGTTGCCATTCTTGATCCCTGTTTCCACTGTCCCCTTACCAAGGTGCTTCTCCAGAACATCCAAGACAGGCAAAGCCCAAGGCATAGTCTTCTCATTTAGGTCTCCCTTCAAGAACCCAAGCTCCTTACCTACAGCCACATGAGGGCGTGTGATAACGATCTTGTCTATCTGCTTTGTGATGTACAGATCAGAGGCATACGTTGCTGTAACATACGTCTTACCAGTGCCAGCAGGGCCAAGGATAAACACCTGCTTATTCCCCTGTAGGGCTTCTATTAGAGCCTTCTGCTTTGTAGTCTTAGCGACAAGACCAGAGGTAGACTTTTTGTCGGCCCCCTTGTAGTTGGTCTTCCGTCTTGATCTCGTAGGCTTCTCAGGGAAGTCATCCATTACCGATCTTCTTTCTCCAGTTTGGCTTTGAGTTCTGTGTAACCACCAACGTAATTCCCACTACCGTCAAATATTTGTGGGACTGTGGTTAGGTTAGCTTTCTTGATTAACGACAAGACCCACCTTGAGCTTTGGGATTGTACGTTATATTCTGTGTAAGGGAAGCCACTGCCCTTTAGCATAGCCTTGGCTGCATCACAGAAGTTACATTGGTCACGGGTTATGATGGTGTACATAAGGTCTCCTAGTAAGCAGTTTATACACTTGCTTAGGTGCTTTGGTTACACTAGGTCTACGATCTCACAGCTATCTCCAGAGCAAGCTAACGTCTGGCTACCTGCCGTGTTATCCTCCTGCTCGTACTCTGCAAGTTCATCCCAGTTAAGCTCAGATGGCATTAGAGACTTCAACTGTTCGTAGTCAGATTTACCACACTCTTGATACGGTGCTTGTTGGTATGTGTGTTCGTTATACGGTAGGAACGACACACCTGACATCTCATCAAAGTGCTCATACACAAAAGCCCCTACAGAAATCCACTCACCAGAACGGACATTTATAGTCACGCTTGGCTTATGCTCACACCATGAACGCTGGTAGGCTAACCACATCTCTAACTGTTCAATAGCAGTCATGTCAGATGTTGTCACAGCGTTATCAGGAGACCTCATGGGAAAGCTAAACACCACAGTGGTATCTGGCTTCATAACACAAGGTTCATTTGGTACGCCACGGTCCTTTAGGAAGTTAGTCAGCGGGTCTTTAATGTCTCCACGCACCGTGCGGATGTAATAAGGGCTGTGACGAGCGTGTATCCCACTAGCAGAATCAACGAGTTGGGAGACAGTGCCACTAGGTTTGACACAAGTGATAGCAGCAGCAACAGGGATACCAAGGCGCTCGGCCCATTCAGCATTAGTATTGATAGCGACATTCTTAAGATACTCCAGAGTTTTAGCTAACCCACCATTCTTTGATGTAGTTAACGGATTGTCCATAATACCTGTGAGGCTCACCCCCAACAGGCGTTCTTCTTCTGTGTTGTCCTTCCATTCCTTCGACAGGTAAGGAAAGTGTGTGTAGGTACTTTGAATTGTACCCAAGATGGTAGCAAGTTTTACCTTTCGTTCTAAGTCTTCTAATGTATCCGTTGCACGGATAACGCACTCCGTTAGGTTGCAAAACTGAGAATCCCGCAAGATGATTTCGCTGCACGGATTCGTACCAAAGTCTTGATCTACGTCACGGCGTCCGTTCTTACCAGCTTGTACCTTAGCAGCCTGACGGTTGAAGATACCACGTTCACCACTGCCGCTTTCCACTAGGGCTTGCCACTCACGCATAAACGAGATGCTGTCGGGCTTCTCAGTATAGCTCACAGAGTTGTTAGCCAAAGCTCGTTGAGGGTTGTTCTCCCACCATGCACCTGACTTAGCGTGACGCATACGATCATCACTGAGGTTGCTTAATGAGATCATAGCTGAACGACGAACTCCACCTACGACAACCACCTCACCGATCTTACACATGATGTCGTGACATTCGATGGAGGATAGCTTACGACCTGTAGCACCCTTGAAAGTATGAACGACAAAGTTAAACAAGTCGATCAGAGGCGCTGGGCCACTAGCACGACCGCCGAAGGTCTTTAGTCTAGCACCCGCTGGGCGTACCTTGGAGACATCCCACTTAGGAACCTCACCGCTGTACAGTAGTGCAATTACCTGACGTAGAGCCTTAGCCCAGCCCTCTTTGCTATCCTTGACAACGATTGTAGTATCGCTATTGAACAAGGCATCTGGAACCTCTGGCAGCTTGTTGATGTACTGTCGCTCAACTGAGAACCCTACGCCTGTGCCACACAACAGGATAAACATAGCTTGGTCGAAGCTCTTGATGTTCTTAACTGCAAGGTAGCTACAGTTATACATGGCAGTATTGTCACGGAGGGCTGCTGGGCCAGCGGTCATAAGAGAGCGCATGGATGGCATAACGTCAAGCGATAGGATAGCTTGCTCAATCTGACGGATGTAACTGTCGTCCCCTGCCACAGGCTTTACGATGTTCTCCATGTAACGGGCTACAGTCTCTTCCCATGTCTCACGGCGTCCCTCTTTATCTAGCCATCGTGCATAACGTGACTTGTGGATGAAAGACTGGTAGTCTGTTGGTAGTGTATTGCTCATTCGCCGCGTCCTCGCATTGTTTTATCTTCTTCTAGCCAGACCATACGGTCAATGTCTTCTCGGCTAATTCCAATGTCCTTTAGTTCCCTATCGGACAGTTGGTTCAGTATCTTGATTGCCTGTCGATGCTCTGACCACATTACACAGTATCGCATGAACCTTACGAATATATTGTTTACCCATCTCTTCTTCATCGGTTATCCCCTGACCCCTTAATCACACCACGTCTTGCTCTGTCGTTTAACTTATCCATATTTACTTCCATGACCTCTGGCAGGTTACTGTAGAAGTAGTTAGCCAAGGCTGTCGTGTAGAACAGAACGTCACCTAACTCCTTGATGATTTCTTTCTGATTAACCTTGGTATTGTCACGGAGGTATTTCTTTACCTTCTCAGCTACCTCTCCAGCTTCACCTACGAGACCTAACGCATTTTCCACTAGACGGGTCTCACCTTTTGTCGTGATCTTACCTTCAACCCAATAGGAATATTCCATCGGTGTCACATTCACAATGCTGAAAGCATCAATGTCTTCTTGAGTAATCATACTGTTCTCCCATAGAACTCTGTCTGTTTAGCGGGGTCTCTAGCTATATCGAACAGATACCAAGCGCAGTTGTCTTTACCTACGCTCTTACTGTCCTCAATCCACTTGACCCTACCTACGCTCACTACCTTAACGCAATACGACATCAAGATAGCTGATTGTTTCGTGTGCATCCAATCGGCATCAAAGAGTAGCCATGTTGGACACATCTGCATCCACCCTTCGATGAATGGGTGCAGTAGTTTTCTATCCCAAGGTGGGTTGGTGATACACAAGTCAGCACCACCGAAAGCCATGTACAAGTTCAAGAAGTCTTTCTCACCCATGTTAATGGAATCGTGTAAGCAAACCCTTGGGTCTCTAGGCTCAATGTCACAAGCAAAGATACACTCACTGTGACCATCCGTCAGACTATCTATATGGTCTATCAAACGCCCATCACCCGCACAAGGCTCGTAGTAATCAAACGAGTAAGGCAAGTGCGGGATCAGGGGTTCAACAGCAGCTAGAGGTGTCGGATAGTAGTCCCTCGGTACTCTGTCGAAGTCACTACGTTTGCCCATACATAGCCTTTAGTCGTGACTGGGAAACAAACTCTGGATCGTACATACCGTTCTCTACCTCCCGTTTAACTACAATGCCTGACCACCACTCTTTGTTAGCTTGACCTGCCCAGCCCTCTGCTGCTCCCTTGTAGCACCCTGCGACCAAACCGATAACTCCATTAGGATGCGAAGCGTCTTTAAACTTAAGATCACGTTTATGGCTATGACCACAAGTAGAACTATGATGCCTGTGAGCCAGTAGTGCATTAGCATGGTGCATACCAGACATAGCAGACCCAAAGTTGCCACTACTAAAGAAGTGAGCGTATGAGACCCCATCGTAATCAGCAATCGCTGGAGCGGAGTTTTCATACTCATGGTACTCGTCGAACCACCTGTTCGTCTGTAGGTGGTCAAAAGATATGCCATACTTCGAGCCTTCAAGTCGAGGATCGTGTTTGATAGCTTTCTTAATCCTGTTCTCATGGTTCCCCTCAAACCCTATGTAAGCTGGTCGTTTTCGTCGGTGGTGTCTAAACTTCCATCGAATACGCTCTTGTGCATCGTTGTAGTGTTCAATGTCTGCCTCATAGCTCTGACTGACGATTGCCTCTGGGTAACGAGTGTCAAATGTATTTAATGACCGCATGTCAGCGCCATCACCCAAGTCAACGACATAATCAGGCTTGAGGTCATACAAGAACTCTCCTAACCAGTTGAACCTCTCGTTACTCACACTGGGGTCAACGTGAGCGCACGAGAAGACTACTACTGTCTTTCCTGCCATTATGTTTCCTTTATCCATTCCTCTGGGATTAACTTGTCTGCGTACATATAGCCATGCTTATCGCACCACATGCCTAACGTAGTCTTTGAGCCTTTGCTTATCTTCGCCTTAGAATTAGAGAAGACAAACCGAATGTCAAGGTCAGGGTGTTGCTTCTGGACTAACAGATGTTTCTTTCTGTCTGCTGCAACGAACCGTCCCTTGGATTCTATGATGATACCGTTGGGGAGTTCAAAGTCAGGTGTGTAGGTTCTAACCTCGTTAACCTCATACTTGATCTTGAACTCCTCATACTTGAACGGCACTTTAAGGCTCTTTAGTTGCTCCGATATACGATCCTCTAGTCCAGACCGATAGCCATGCTTTATGCCCCTTGAGGTGGCTCCCATAGCTGATCCTCGTACCGCCTTAGCCATAGTAACCTCGCATTTTCTATCACCCTCTCTGTGTCGCCATCGTAAGCCTTAACACACGTTTCCCAGAGGTCTTCTTCTGTTTCACAATGTGCCAGCATCTTCTCTGATGTCTTTGG